TTAATTGAGAGTTATTGTCTTATTCGCTAATTTCCCGGTTGGTCCTTTTTCAACAACACTGTTCTTTTTTAAGAAAAACCCGATAATCAATGCAACGATCATCGGGAAGAACCATAATGAAACGATAAGAGTCAACCCGATTCCGGCACCGATTACTGCTCCTGCCTGTTCAAATTCATTTGAAGAATTACTTACTATCGATCCTGCACTCACGATACCTGCAATGCCGGCGATCAACATGGTCAAAGTCCAAAACAACGCAAAATTTTTCAAAATATTCCAACCGGTTCCGCCTTCTCTTGTTTCTCCATCTTTGAGGTAACGTTTTGCAAAATAAACCGGCAATACTAACGGACCTATCAGAAAAACTCCAATTGCCCAACCGATAAAATTGTTCCCTCGTGTCTTGGCATCAAATGCAGTCCATACTGCTAAAATTAAATACAAAATCCAATACCACATAAAAACACCTTCCTTAGTAAGTATTACCATTATTAATTAATGATTATATCCAGATTATACTAAGTCGTCCATAATTATATAGAAGAAATTTTTGATTTTTACATTTAATGATTTAACTCAACTCTCGCACCTTGAAATTAGTGCTAAGCCTTGATTTCATTCACGTCTTCAGAAAGTTTTTGCACAGTTAATGCTAACTGCTGATTTCGCAGTTCAGTTAAATGTACAGCCCTAACGGAAGTAACGTTCGCTGTAATTGTTGCGTCAGTCCAAGAAACTGTACTCAGTCCTCTAGCCTGTCTTACTGCATTTACCTTCGTCCTTAAATCGTCTATTGTTCTTTTGCTAATTCCTGTGTCATTAGCATTAATCGTCGTAGGCCAGTTCGGGGATTGAATTGTGAAAGTATATGTTGACCAATTGCCCCAATCTTTCCCGTCATAGGCGGCTACACGTACATATTTTGTTCCTGTCCCCAAATCAACTTGAGGTGTATATGTGGTAGAACCGCCGCTTGGGATAGTTGTATAGCTCCATCCAGCAGAATTTCCGCCGCTTGTTGTGTTTACAATTAATGAAGTAGGGCTTGCTGAACGATTTTTTATCCGAAACTCTGGGCCAGGCGACGTCGGAGCAGGATGGCAAAAATGAAGGCAAAAAGAACGCGCAGCCTGCGTTCCAGATTCATCACCAGCAGTTGCAGCGTGATGGCGGACAGGCTGGTCTGCGCGAGACGCGCTCGAATACGGCCAAGCCCGTACTTTCGCTTGCCTTCTCCGAATTTGCCTTCGATGACATTTCGTTCACCAGCATCCCGTTTGTCCTGATTTTGCTGTTCGCGAGTCGGACCGTCCTTCGGTGGTCTTCCCAAAGCCGGGCCGCTGAGCCGGATGCCATGCTGCTTGCAGAAGTTCCGGTTCTCGCGGGTGCGATAGATTTGATCCGCCTGTACGACAGCTGGATAATAGCCGAAGCGACGACGGTAGTTCTCGATCGCCTGCGTTTTGAACAGCTTGGCTCCATTGGTCAATTGACGATTTGTTTGCATCAATACCGTCCACCGTATCTTTGAGAACCGGGTTGATCCCTTGATCGAGGCCTAGTCCCCACATCTTGACGATCTTGCTGTCAAACGTCTTTTTGATCCTGTTCCAAAGTTCTCGCGTCGTAGATTCCTGCCGCTTCATCCCGCCGCCAAAGTCTCTTGTAAGTCCTTGGATGATCGCATCGATAGCTTTGTCCGCCGGAATGAGACCTTTCTCCTGCATTTTCATGAGTTCTGCCGTCGATTTTCCCATTGCCTGAGAAAGGTAATCGTAAGCGTTGATACCGGCCTTCGTGAGTTGTTGCATCTCGTCCCCTTGCACGCGGCCTTTCTCTTTCATTAGACCAAGAGCAAGCGTCACGCGGTCAATGCCTTCCTCGCCTTTGCCCATGAGTCCGGCCCAGTCGCCGATTGCAGTCAAGTATGGGATGACATCCTTCGATTGAAACTTGAATTCCAGCATGCGTTGCGCCAGGCTACGAAGACCAGCGGCCGAAAACGGTGTACGTTCGGCGAAATCATCCAAACTCTTCAGAAAAGCATTGCCTTTCTCATCGCCGCCGAGCATGGTCCCAAAGGCCATTTGTGCGTTCTGAAAATCATTTGCCATTTTCAGCGGATCCAAAAAAACTTGCTTCGCAGCCATTCCGGTCGTCATACCGGCAATCAGCGTCGGAATTTTAAACAACGTGTTTTTGATCGAGTTTAAAACACGCAAGGGAGTGCCGAGCACGGACATGGAGATATGCCAAGTACGGCTTGTGATGGAAAACAAAGAGCGCCAGATGTTATCCAAGCCCCGTTGTGCACTGGGAAGTCCGACGCCAAGCAATTGAAATCTGATTTGATTCATTCGCTCGATTTGCTCCCGCGTACGCTGGAGCGACTTTTCGAATCCGGTGATTTTTCGATTGGCCTGGTCAAGCCCTGGATTTGTCTTGTCTTGTACTTCAACCGAAATATCAATGCGAAATAGGTCAGCCATTTCCTTTACCCCTCCCTTGCGGTTTTTGTTGCAACGAAATCAGCGTATACATCATCAGAAGCGCTCGTTCGCCTGGCGGCAGGTTCATGATCTCGCTCGGCACTTTTTTGAATCGCTCGCACGTATGCATGAGAAGCGCAACCCTGCCGCCATGCTCAATTAGTTTTTTGCCAGTTCCTCCAAGTCTTCGACATCTTCTTCGTCCTCAGCATATCCGCTGATTTCATTGATTTTTTCGATCACAGCATCTTTTTCGCCGGGAAGCAGCACCTTATCGATGACATCGATGCCGCTGAGAACATTGAGTCTGTCCCACAATTTTTTGTTATCCCACAACTTTGCCTTGTCCTCGTCGACGGTAGCGGTGTGAATCAAAAGGGAGCGATATTTCGCCCTGTCCGTATCTTCGGGTATCCGAATGCCGCGCTTCGCGTGTATTTTGTTGCCAGATCGCTGCAGCGTTCGGCTTCTTTCTCGGAAATGGGCCGGATACGGAATTGGAAGTACACTTTCCCCTTTCTGGCAATCTCAATCGTCACAACTTCATTTTGTTGATACTCGACCGCTTCCAACAACCTGCGCAAAAGCGCGTCCTCGTTGACGAAAATATCTTCTTTTTCCTGTTTTTCGCTCATAGTCATCTCTCCTTATTGAAATAAAAAGGGGTTACGCGGCATTATGACCGCGCAAAACCCCTTGGAAATTGAGAACCGCATCAGATTCCCCGGTTTTGATTCCCGTTATCACTTTTGAAAGAATTCGGGCATCTTTCACCACAGTCTCCGTGAAAGTCAATGTAACCGTATATGATTGTGGGATCGCCCATGAAATCTTTTGCCCTGCCGCCTGGTAGTCTGTGTTTGTGAAATTGAACTGCGCTTGCCAAGTGTTCACTTCGGCCAGAAAGTTACCATCGCCATCATAGAGCTCGCCGTCGTATCCACGGAGGATGTTCCGCGGGTCAAAGGCGCCGCTGTCAAGCTGGCTTTGCAGCTCTGGCGGCATATTCACCCGAAATGACCAGGAGCGGTTCATGATTTCCCCAGGCGAAACGTTTGCAATGTCAATTGATCCATCCGGAACACAGTTGCGGAATATATATCTTCCATCTGCCATTGATTGTTAAACCTCCTTTTTAGGCTGCCGGAGAAAACCGGAAGCCGAACGTGATATACAATTTTTCAGCGCTGTCGAGATCGTCCGCTTGAACCACAAACCAAGCGGAGTCTCCCGCTGGCGGGTTCCCCTGATCTTCAGCGATGGTTCCGCCCAGCAACGCGCCGTCCCGAACCATGTCGTTGATTACGCCTTGTGCCGCCGCGATGAGTGTTGCTCGTCCATCGGGTGAGTTGTTCACCTTTCCGATTAGCGGATCCCATGTTCGCACAATCGATTCGATGAGATAGTCGCGCGTGCGAACACGGCGGATTTTTTTCCAGCCATCGTCAAGGTTTGCGCTCGGGGCGGTCAAAGTATTGATTCCATACTCAATTTGCACTCGTTTCGAAGCGCTGAACGTGAAAACCAGCATGCCGGCAGCGATGGCCTGCTCGATCTGTGCGTTGGTCGCCGCGCCGATCAGATCGGTCGCCCCACTCACCGTGGCATGCGTCAAGCTGTCCGTGATCGCTTGAGACGCAATCATCCCTGCAACACGGGCAGCTGCTTTGTATCCTTCCACATCGCCATTCGCCGATTTAAAGCCGTTGCCGACGTAAACGATCGCCAAGTCGTTAAATACTTTACAGTTCGTCAGCCGATCGCTGAAGTCAACCGAAGTCGGTTCACCGACGACGCCGATGATCCGTTTGCCATCGTTCCTAACCCGATCTACAAAAGCCTGGACTGTTGCGTGTACGGTCTTGTCTTCGCTGTCCGTCACAAGAACGTTGAAGTCTTGAGCCTCTACCGCACTAAGCGCGGTTGCGTAGTCCGTACCTGTTGCTGTCGGGTCCGAGCCGCCGGTGAGAGCTTGATTCGAAACATCGGCTACACTGCCATTTCCCGAGGCAATCTTCGAACCCGCAATCCAGTTTGAATGGTTCACGGCGTCAACCAGCGCCTGCGGTTCGTCGGTTCCTGCCGTGTACGTGAAACGTTCGCGCAGTGTGGTTCCCTGATACACCTGCAGTTCTCGCTTCCCTGATTCTGAAAGGCTGTCCCGAATCACCAGTTTCAGGTCATTCCCGACGACTCCCGCATATTTCGCCTCAATCTTGACGACATCCGCCGGAGTCTCGGCTGTATCTTTCAGATTGATGCTTGCTTTTTGTCCGCCGGTACCCAACCGATAAGCGATCACTTTCTGGGCGTTTCCGCGAAATGCTTCCTTTGCCGCTTCAATCGTACCGCCGGAAACATAAACAGCCTGCACTTCATCCACTCCGCCTGAAAGCACCGTCGGCACACCAAGCGGACCCCAAGATGCCTTAAAAATGGCCGCTACAATACCTTGGGGAATAGAAGCGGCTGTCGGTATTCCTGTATTGGTGACGCGGACATATACGCCTGGACGAGACTTTTTCTCTCCAGGCAAAAACGATATTCCGGACATTTTTGTGCCTCCTCATTAAAATTTTTTCTCCAAAAATCTTCGAATCGCTCCCTTGGTCTCGGAAATGGTCATTTCATCCTTTCCGGCCAACGCCAAAGCGCCTGCCATCACTTCCGGCTGAACGCCGAATCTTTGAGATTCTGCCAGGAGCTCGGCCCGAGTATAAACCGCCTCGTTCTGGCTTTTGCGCTTTTTTTCTGTCACGGCGCGTTCACCTCCCCTATGCTGTTTACGCTGATATGTGCGCGGTTCAATTTTTCCGCTCCGCCATCGCGGTCCATCAAGACGCCAAAACGGGCCGTTATGGAAAGTTGGCCGGTTCGCAGCGGATCGGCCTCCGAATTGCCGGTTACCGACTCGATAAATAGCCGCGAACCATCCTCCAGCGGGATCGTCTTATCCAGCGCCGCGCCCTCCGCCACTCGGCGTACCCACTCAAGCCTGGATTCCGGCGAATTAGCCAGGATATGACCGTTGAACGTTCCCATCATCCAGGCGCCCCAGGGCTGCATTTGCAGCACAGAGGCCGCCGAAAGCCGCCAATACAAGGCGGGCGCAGTGTCCGTCGGCGCCCAGGTCAGAGGGTCCACTTGGACGGAATTCCACCGGCCGGCCGACCAATTCCTAAGACCTTTCACAGGATCGGGTGCGTACGTCAGACCGGCCGGCCAGGAGATGAGGTCGAACATCAACTTCACGCCGCGATAGTTTGAATCTTCATCGAATAGTTCTGAGCTATTCCATTTAAGCGTGATTGTTCCCTCATCCGGTCGGAAAGTTGCCCCGTTCAACAACCGGCGCACTTGAATCTCGATCTGAGCCGCGTTCTCTTTGGACGTGTCTCCGTGAATCACGGATAACGACACCTGGCCGGATACGTACCGCACCGGTTCTTCTTCGCGGTTCACGTAGAATTCAATCCGCGGTGTATGATTGCCGGACCATCCGGGGTCCGTATCCGGCGGCGCCCACATTTCAAACACTGCGGGGATACCGTTGTACCGAGTGAGCAGAGCGGAAAGTTCGGCGTCGCCGGAAAGAGTTTGGTGCAGCAAACTTTCCAAGTTCATGGCAGATACGGCCTCCTATACATTTGCAAACTCTTGCGGGAACGCTGACGCTTCATGTGATGTTCGAAGGTCAAATCAATCTCGTTTCCCGCTTCTCACCCTTCATAGTGAACTTAGCGGCGTATGCGACGTATGAATCGTAAGCGGCAACCGGGATGCCAAACCATTCATGAATTCATTACTGACGATCTCCTCTTCAATCCTAAGTTCAGCATCCCGTTCATCACTTTCGGTGAAATTCCAAAATCTCAT